AGCAGGTACAGTAGACTTTGCTGATATGTTCTATAATCCAGTAGCATTTGGTATTATGCCATTTGTTAACATCTGGGATGATGATGCTACAGCAACAACATGTGGTTTCTTCCACCCTGTAACTGCAAACCTAGAAGGATTCTATGATCTGCAAGGAAACTCAGACACAGAAGCAGCACTAGAGTTTGAAATGAGCAGGAGAAAGATTATTCTTGAAAGTAGTAGTAACACTACAGCATATCAGCAACATTGCCAAGAGTTTGCATTAAAGCCATCTGAGGCTTTTCTTACAGTATCAACCAATGACTTTCCAATAGTAGAAATAAGAGCACAACTTAATAAAGTAATAAGAGAAAAGTTAATGCTTATTAAGGGGACTCCTGTAGTCCTTAGAAGAGAAGGAGGTAAGGTTATAGCAGAACCAGATTTAGTCAACAAGTTAAACCCAATAATACACTATAAGGTAAAGGAAAAAGACCTTACAGGTTGCCCAATTATATTTGAATTTCCATCCAACCCACCCAAGGGCTTGTATAAAATAGGATATGATCCTTATAGACAAGACCAAACTACAGGAGTATCACTAGCTGCAGTATATGTTTACAAAACTATACAAAGAGGAAATAGCACTAGGAATATTATTGTAGCACAATATGTGGGTAGACCACAATCTTCAGACTCATGTAATAGAATTGTAGAGCTTTTAGCAGAGCTTTATAATGCTGAAGTTATGTATGAGAATGAAGTTCCTGATGTTAAGAAGTATTTTGAGAGAAGAAAAAAGTTACACCTACTGGCAGCACAACCAGATGGTGTAATCTCTAAAAATATTAAGGCATCTAAAGTAGCAAGAATCTATGGTTGTCATATGGTTGATAAACTAAAGGATGCAGGTGCTAAGTACATTAAACAGTGGTTAATAGAGGAAAGAGATTTTGATGAAAATGGTGATGTCCTCACAAACTTAGATTTTATTTATGATATAGGTTTGCTAGAGGAATTAATTTTATATAACTTAAAAGGCAACTTTGACAGAGTAATGTCACTTATGATGGTGATGTTCCAAATAGAAGAGGATGAACTAGGGAAAGAGTATGGGGATTCAGCAGATGAAAACCAAAATGTAAAAGATTTACTAGCCCTCAATTTGTTTAACAAGAACTAAATAAAAATATAATGAGTACTACAATAAGTGAAGTAAGGCTGTCTTTAGCCAAGAAAAATGCTAATAAAAAACAATGGTTTAAGGACAGAGCCAATGAACTAAAGGGACTAGCCTTTACTAGTAATACTTTTGATGGTAATATCTCTGAGTATAAAAGGAAGAAAGTAAACTATGATTTATATAATAATATTATAGATAAAAGGGACTTTGAATATGTATGTCAGCCCTATGGAGCACAGGCAGGAGAATTGCCTGCATCCTTTAATAATAAGGATATAACATCTCCAAGAATAAAGGCAGTTATAGGAATGGAGATGAAGAGACCCTTTTCTTATAAAACTCTAGCAGTGAATGAGGAAGCTACTACCAGAAAAGAACAAGCTATGTTTGGTCTTATTAAGGACTACACTCATTCTCAAATTATGCAACCTATACAGGCTGAGATAGAACAAAAATACCAAGAGCAAACTAAAGGGAGGAAACTCACTCCTGATGAACAAAGACAAATTCAAGAGCAGATGGCTCAAGAAATGCAAGCTATGACTCCCCCTGAAGCACAAAAGTATATGGAAAGAAAGCATCAAGACCCTGCTGAAGCTATGGCTCACCAACTTATGCAAGGAATTGTACAAAGAGAAGATGTACAGAGAAAGTTTAACAAGGGGTGGAAGCATGCTACTTTGTCAGGGGAAGAGGTATATTGGGTAGGACAAGTTAGAGGCAAGCCTTCTTTGGTAGTTACTAACCCTATAAGATTTGACTATGACAAATCTCCAGACAATGATTTTGTTGAAGATGGAGAATGGGCAGTAGCTGAATATAGAATGACCCCCTCTCAAGTAATTACACTGGCAGGAAACAAACTAACTAACTCAGAAATAGATACTATCTTCAAAGACCCTAATAAAGGGGCAGATATTTATGAACAAGATTGGTCTTTTAATGAAACAGAAGATAATTCTATAAACACAGTATCAGTGTATCACTGTACTTGGAAAGACTTAAGAAGATTAGGATTTTTGACTTACATAGATATGGAGTCAGGAGAAGAGCAAATGACTACTGTATCAGAGAATTATAAATTGCAAAAAGAATTGGGAGATATTTCTATTGAATGGGAATGGATACCAGAGACTTATGAAACTTGGATAGCACAGAATGACATCTTTTTTAACATGCAACCTATTGAAGGTCAGCATAAAGACTTAAACAATATATTTGAATGTAAGCTACCTTATTATGGAGCAGCTTATGATAACCTTAACTCTGAAGTTACCTCTTTAATGGACAGAATGAAGCCCTGGCAATATTACTATAATATTATTATGTACAGAGTAGAGCTATTGATGGCTTCAGATAAAGGTAAGATGATGCTTATGAATATCAATGCTATTCCAAAATCATCAGGAATTGACATTGAGAAGTGGCTCTATTATGCTGAGGCTCTTAAGATTGGATGGGTAAATCCAAATGAAGAGGGTAATAAAGGATTAGATGTAACCAATATGGCTAAGGAGATAAATATGTCTTTAATATCTGATATTGAGAAGTATATTAAATTGGCTGATTATATTGATAATCAATGTGGTAAGGCAGTAGGAATTACTGATGCTGTCATAGGACAAATAGCAGAAAGAGATGCAGTGGGGAATGTACAAGAAAACCAAGCTGCTTCTTCCAATATATTGGAGCCTTATTTTGATCTACATAATCATGTTAAAAGGAATGTATTACAAGCTTTAGTAGAACAATGTAAAATATCTTATTCTAATTCTACAGATGATTTTATTACATATACCTTAGATGACTTGTCTGTACAATTACTTAAAATAGATGCAGGCTTATTAGACTCCTCTACTTTTGGTATTTTTGTAACCAATGCATCTAATGCCCATGAATCAGTACAGTTAGTGAAACAACTAGCACATGCAGCACAACAAAATAATGCCATTAAAATGTCTTCTGTTATTAAGGTAGTAAGAAGTCAAGGAATACAAGAAGCTGAAGAATTACTTGAAACAGGGGAAAGAGAAATGGCTGCACAACAACAAAAAGAAAGGTTGGAAGCTATTCAGGCTCAAGGAGAAAATGATGAAAAAGCTAGACAATGGCTCAGGGAAGAGAAAGATATTGACCAAGCTAATGACCTTGAACAAATTGCTGCTAAAGGTGCAATTGACCTTCAGAAGCAAGCTATGTTATCTATAGGATTTAATGAGAATAAAGATATAGATAATGATGGTGTACCTGATGTCTTAGAAGTTTATAAAGCAGGAATAGATGCAGACCTTAAAGGAAGAAAGCAGGACTTAGATGAAAATAAGTTTGAAGAAGATAAGAAGCAAAACAAAGAGAAAAATGCTATTGAAAAGGAGAAGATAAAGATAGCTAAAAGTAAACCTAAAACAGGGAAGTAGGGAATTTGGCTATTAGGGTTAATCTCTAAAAGTTAAGTTTTAAACTTAAAATATATTAATATTAATACTTAAATTTACATAATTATGCCAGAAGAAGCAACCCAAGAAAAGACTGTAGAAGAAAAAGCAGCACTAGTAACAGAGGAGAAAAAAGCACTTGAAGATTTTGAGTGGGATGATGGAACAGACAATTTCTTTGGAATTGAAAATACAGCAGTTAAGCCTGAAGTAGGAGAAGTAATCAAAGAAGTAATTAAAGATGATGATGCTCCTGTCATTACTAAGAAGGAAGAAGAAGAAGAGGAGGAAGATGAAACTTTCTTTGGACAAAAAAAGGAAGCTACTCCAGAGGGCACAACCCTTAAAGAAGTAGAAGAACAAGAAGACCCTGATGAAGACAGTTATCAGTCTATAGCATCAAAAATGAAAGAAGGCGGTATCTTTCAAAATATTGAACTCCCTGAAGGGGAAATTGAAGAAGATAAGTTCATTGAATTACAGGATTTAGAGATAGAATCAAGAGTAGATGAGGCTTTTGAAGGCTTCTTTGAAGAGCTAGATGAGGATGGAGCAGCATTCTTAAAGCACAAAAAAGAAGGTGGAAGCACCTCAGATTTCTTTAAAACTTATGGTCAAAATACAGGTGCTCCAACAGGAGACTTAGATGATGAACACTATCAAGAAAAAGTTAGCAGATATTACTATTCCAATATAGAAGGGGAAGACCCTGAGGATATAGATGATAAGATTGAGTGGCTTAAGGATAGTGGTAAGTTGGAAAAGTATGCACAGAAGTTTGACCAAAAGATTAAAGACACTGATAAGCTTCAAAAAGAGAATTTAGTAAAAGCAACTAAAAATGCATCTAAAACTGCAGAAGAGAGTAAATTAGCCTTTACTAATAGTGTCCAAGAAACTCTGGATAAAACAGATCAAGTGGACAACTTTACATTTACCAAGGAAAGGAAAAAAAGTCTATTCCCTTTTATCACTAAACAAACTGTAAAAGTTGGGAAAAACAAGTACATAACAGGTATGCAGAGTAAATTAGGCACAGCCTTAAGAGACCCTGAAAAAATGTTACTACTTGCCCACTTATTAGAGAATGACTTTAATGTTGAAGCAGTTATCAATAATGGTAATACTGTAAGAACAAAAAAGTTGAAGGATGATATTCAAAGAAAGAAAACTTCAGTCAGACCAAGTAGTTCAGGAAGAGTAACCAAAAAGAGAGGGTTAGCTGACCATTTCTAATATTAATAAGTTAAAAATTAAATTATGGCAGGAATAGTAGGAAGTAAATTAATCACTAGTCAAATGCCTTGGCATGCTAACATGACAGAACTCAATCACTTGGGGAAAGCACTGATAGCAAAACCAGATAAGTTTGAATCTAAAATTGGACAGCTTTTTACTGCTGAAAGATATTCAGACAATCCTTTGACAGCTATGGCTATCAAAGAGGGCAGACAAGAAAACACCAATTCCTCACAGTGGGAATGGGATTTAAGAGCAGCAAATACAAGACCTCTAGTAGTTCTTGAAGATGTTGACTCAGGGAACACAACTAAAGGACAGTACAAAACTACCTTTAAGATTAAGTTGGATGAAAATTGGTATGAGCCAGGAGATGTAATTACACCAGGTAGTACCAACAAGAAATACCAATGTAGAGTACAAGAAGAAAGAGTTGCCCATGGTAAAGGGTATGTGTATATTGTTAGGCTTATGTCTGATAATCCACAGGCATTTGTGCCACAATCTTACTTCAAAGCAGGAACACAATGGGGGAAACTTTATTCTCAATATGCTGAAGCTGAGACACAATCAGGTAGTACTCAGTATGCTTTGCCAATTACCTTGGCAAACAGAATGTCAAGATTCAGAAAGAAATACAAAGTAACAGGTGATGCTCATGATGAGGTATTAGCTGTGAAAATCCCTGATTCAATGGGGACATACCATGATTCATGGGTGAAGTATGCTGAAGTAGAATACTGGCAACAATGGTATAGAGAATTAGAAAGAGGTTTCTGGTACTCAAGAAGTACAGATACTGTGTTATCTGCTAATGGAAGACCAATAAGAACAGGTCCAGGTTTACAGGAGATGTTAGAAGACTCTCATGTCCAAAGATATTCTCATTTAACTGCAAGGTTAATTGAAGAGTATTTGATGGGTATCTTCTACTCAAGAGTTAAGCCAGGGGCTGCAAGAAAAATAAAAGGATATTCAGGAGAGTATGGAATGATTAACTTCCACAGAGCTATCCAAGATTGGGCACAAAAAACTGGATTTATTCAGGTAGTTGACCAATTGTTTATTCAAAAGGGTAGTTCAGCTTATAATGAAAATTCATTGTCAGCAGGTTATCAATTCACTAAATACAGAATGGCTAATGGTGCAGAGTTAGAATTGATTCACAATCCTCTTTATGATGATAGAGAAATCAATTTTGAAATTGACCCTGTAACAGGCTACCCATTAGAGTCTCAAAGAATAACATTCTTAGATTTCTCTGGTCAAGGTAAAAGCTCTAACTGTAGAATTGTTAACAAGAACAAGTCCTACAAGCTTGGGTATGTTGCTGGTTTAACCAATCCTTATGGTCCTAATGATGGTAAGTTAATGAGTCACTCAGGTAACTTTTATGAGATGCATGTTGAAAAGCAATGTGGAATGCACATAGAGGATATTGGAAGATGTGGTGAACTTATCCTTTCGAGGAACTGATGCAAATGTCATAATAATACAATTTCTTCATTGTGCATTAAAATATTTTTCTTATATTTGTGTTAGAAATAATACTAAATATTTTAAAAATGAGAGGCTTAACAAATGAAGAATTTATTAACAAGGCAAAAGAAATTTGGGGGGAGTTTTATGATTACTCCCCCACAAATTATACAAGTGGAAGAAAGCCAATAGATATTAAATGCCCCATTCATGGGGAGTTTGAAATTAAAAAGGCTCAAGACCACTTACAAAAATCATATTGTCCTAAGTGTGGTAAAGAAGATAGGGCAGAGTCTATGAAGAAATTTAACAAGACTAAAATACTTACTACAGAAGAGTTCATTGAAAAAGCTAAAGCTAAACATGGAAATAAATATAATTACTTTCCTACTGAATATACTTGTGCTACAGAAAAGGTAAATATTGTCTGTTCTAAACATGGTTTATTCTCTCAAGTTGCTTCTGACCATTTAAGAGGAAGTGGGTGTGTTCAATGTGGAAAAAATTCTATTAATATTAATAGGAGATTTACACAAGAGCAATTCATTGACAGAGTAAATGATATAGAAGGTATAACATTTGAAAAAACTAAGTACAAGAATAAAAGAGAAAGAGTAGTGGTTACTTGTGAAATACATGGTGATTATAAAACTACTCCTGATTCTTTGCTAAAAGGCTCAAGTTGTAAAAGATGTGCAGGTCTCCAAAATAATGGAACTTGGTCTTTTTCAGATTGGGAAAAAGCAGGAAATGAAAGTAATGCTTTTGAAGGATTTAAAGTTTATATTATAAGGTGTTATAATATAAATGAGAATTTTATTAAAATTGGCAAAACTTATAACAGTATAAAAAAGAGGTTTCATGGGTTCCCTTATGAACACCAAATAATAGATACTGTAACAGGGTCAGCAAGATTTATTTCTGAGTTAGAAGTAGCTTTACATAAGAAAAACAAAAGATTCAAGTATATCCCAAAGAAACAGTTTGGAGGAATGAATGAATGTTTTAATATAGACTGTAGTATTACAGTTTAAAAATTGGGTATGTTATTTGGAATAATGACTATGTAGAATAACAGGAGATTGAGTTCTCCTGTTTCTACAACCCCATCAAAGAAGATGTAAAAATTGTAGAAATAAATAAAAGTATTAATCTAAAAGAAAAAATTATGTCAATAGTAGAAATTAGACCATTAGACATCCCAAAATGGCATGGCAAAAAAGATCAAGAAGCTTTCACACAACCACATACAATAGAAGCCTTATATGACCACACAACAGGTGGTTATGCAACTGGACTAACTGAAGAAGAAGAAGAAAAGTATGGAAAAAAGTTAGGCGTAGACTTATCAAGTACCTTCAATCAAGATGAACCCCACCCTTTCTGGAATAGTAAGATGGGCAGAGTCAAATTGGAAAATGCAACTATGATTTTAAATGATAGTATTGCCCTTGAATTTGTTAAAGTTAAAATGCTTAAGGCTAGTAAGTATGTAGCAAATAGTATGAAAGAATGGAAAGAAGGATTGTTTCCTGAAGCCACACATGTAATTTATGATGAAACTGAAGAAGAAGACATCAAAGCAAGTAAGGCATTAAAAAGGAGAAAAGCAATGGAGCTTTCTATGAACCTCAGTGCAGATGCACAAGCTAATATTGTACAAATATTAACTAATAAGTCTGTCAGAGGTAAAAGTGCCAATTTTTTAGTAGGTGAGATTGATGACCTTATCTCAGATAGATTAGATGACTTTATTAGAGAAGCTAAGAAAGACAGTAAAGACCTGTTTGTCACAGCAGCAGTAATGGAAGCTATCTATAGAAATATCTTGAGAAAAGAAGGAACAGCAGTGTTCTACCTATCAGATCAAATTGGCTATGACTTTGATTCTGCTGTGGAGTGGTTTAAAGACCCTCAAAACCAGAACCTTAAGACTAGCATATTAAATAAACTTAATAGCTAATCTTACAAATACAGTTTATATGAATATTAAAGAGATGCATTATGACTTGAAGCTCAAGCTAAATAAGCTTGACTCTAATCAGTACAGGAATTTGAAAGTCCCTGAGATTGATTGGAAGTTAAATGAAACTATTGAACTATTTGTTAAAATTGTAGCAGAACCTAAGATAGCAACAAAACTTGGGTTTGAAATTAGTCAGAGAGTAATTGATGATATTAGACCTTTGGTTGTTAACCAAAAGACTTTATCCCCCTTTTCTCAACAACTTGACTTTCCTGTATATGAATTACCTGTAGACTACTTTGATTATCTAAGTACCTCAAGTATGATTATTAAGAAAGATGAGTGTTCAGTTAAAGCAGATAAGATTTTTGTGAGACAACATGATGATGATTTTCAGTCAAGTCCCTTTGATGTTAGCTCTTTTCTTTGGAGAGAAGTTAATATTAGATTTTTTGATAAAGGCATTAAAATTTATACAGAAGATTTTTCTGTGGAAAGTTTTGCAATAAACTATATCAAACAACCTGCCTCAGTAAACAATAGTGAAAGCTATGTAGGAGGTGAGTATAAAACTTTAACAGGAGTGCTTTTAGACACTAATGTTGATTGTGACCTACCCACATCTGTTCACAGAGAGATTGTAGATTTAGCAGTAGCCATTATCACAGGGGATTTACAGATTCCTGACTATGCAATTAAAAAGGATAAGTTGGCATATAACCAACTTACATAAGTCTAACAATTAAAATTTAAAATTATGTCAAGAAATAATGATGTATTTCAAGTATTAGTGGTAACTGAGGCAACACCTGCAGCAGAAGATT